GGGGGGGTACTGTAAGCGAGTAATTTCAGTGTTGCAGAACCTCTTTAAAAGGAGGTGCGCAGCATGATTGAAAAGCTGAATCAGATCCTCCAAGGATTAATTGAAAGATACAGCAGGAGTGGAACGGTATATAACGGAACCGTTGTCACTAATTCTGTAGCGCCAAACACATCTGTAACGATTAATCGGGTTAATCTTCCTGCAGGAACCTATGTCATAGCTGCGGAGGTTCAGTTCTCCGTGTCTAACGTAAACGCAGGAACGCTTGTTACGATTTACCAAAATGGTGCTGGTACACTCGCGATAGAACGAGGAAATATGTCAGGTGGAGGCGGGCATAGCCTGTGCGCAATCATAGAGGCTGTAGATGAAGCTGAAATTTTGTTGAATGTTTATCAAACGCATACTGCGACGGTAACCGTTTCGCCAAACAGGTTGGTCGCAGTCAGAATTAAATAGACCACAGAGGGAGAAAGGAAAGAAAATGGCAAAGAAACCAAACATCAAGAGAAAAATTAGTAAGGTAAACCGGACGGTATATAACAGCCGTTCGATTAAGTACATTGTAATCCATTACGTTGGAGCTGTCTCTACAGCGGCGAATAACGCATCATACTTCTATAGTGTTTACCGGGGTGCATCGGCACACTACTTTACAGACGACACGTCAATCTGGCAGGTGGTCGAGGATAAAAACGCAGCGTGGCACTGTGGAGGCGGCAGACAGGGAAGCGGCGGCGGATCCTTCCTGGGCAAATGTCAGAACTCGAACAGCATCGGCGTAGAGATGTGCTGCAAAAAGAAGAACGGCAGTTTGTATATTACCGAAAAAACGATTGAGAAAACCGCTGAGATTGTAAAATACCTCATGGATAAGTATGACATTCCGGCCAGCCGGGTTATTCGCCACTACGATGTTACCGGAAAGAACTGTCCGGCGCCGTACATCAATTCGAGCAAGTGGAAGAAGCTGCATGAAAAACTGACCGGTAAGAAGTCCGCTGCGGAAGTTGCGAAAGAGGAATCCCCAATTAAAAGTGACAAAAAGACGGCGGTTGATGGCAGCTGGGGCAGAGATTGTACCTACGAATCTCAGAGAGTATTTGGTACCACGATGGACGGTGTCGTTTCTTATCAGCCTTCTTGCAACAAGAAATATCTGCCAAACGCCTATGCCGGTTCGTGGAAGTTCCGCAGTTCCGGCTACAAGGCAGGCTCGGAATTGATTCGGGCGATCCAGAAACTTGTCGGCGTAAAACAGGACGGCTGGTGCGGAAAAAAGACCGTCAAGGCAATGCAGAAGTTCCTGAAGAAAAAAGGTCTTTATGCTGGAAAAATTGACGGTTCTATGGGGCCTGCTACCGTCAAGGGGTGGCAGAAGTACATCAACAGCAGATTATAGGAGGGCGGTATGAACACGCTGGAGCTTTTAGGCACTGTCGTCACGTCCAACGCCGTTGTGGGCCTGGTGCAATATCTACTTACCAGGCACTTTAATAAAAAGGATATGACACAGAAGACCCTTGCGGCAGTTACATACAGTACTCTTGCGGATAAGTTAGAGAGAGCGCTTGACCGGGGATATGCCACCCCGGAACAGCGCCGCGACATCAAGGTCTTATATGACTGCTATAAAGAGCACGGCTGGAACGGGGACATGGATTCCCGGATGAGCAAGGTACATGCCTTGCCTACGAAAGATTTAAAAAGAGAAAGAGAGGTATAACATGAATCTGAAATTAAGACTGAAAAATAAAGCTACGCTGCTGGCGTTAATCCTTGCAGCAGTATCATTCGTTTATCAGGTGTGCGGTATCGTCGGAATCGTACCACCGGTATCGGAGGACAGCATCACCCAAATGGTAGGGGCTGTGTTGAATGTACTTGTCGGTCTGGGCGTGCTGGTAGACCCAACCACATCTGGAGTAACAGACAGCACCCAGGCGCTTGCTTATGATGCGCCGCGGTCAGATTTAGATGAATCTCATGCCGACGATGGCAGAGATGAAACTGATTCGTAATGATTCGCCCCGGGAGACCGGGGCTTTTGTGTTTTTGTCAATTTATAAAGAAACCGCAGGCTCAAAAGTATAAGACCTGCGGTTTTTCGTTTTCTATATACATAACCGAACACTCACGGTTGAGCGGCTGGTCGATGTTGAAAAACTCAACCTCAATGTCTCCGGACGAAAACACTATCGAGTTGTCTTCCGTCTGGTAAACATCGTCCCAGGCGTAAGAATCGAGGATTTCTGGAAGCAGGTCGTGTTTCAGACTGGAGCCTGCAACCGTCTCCTTTAACCTTTCAATGTCAAACAGTGTAAAAATATTTTTCATAAGTACCTCCATATCTATAAACAATTGATAGCTTCCTTCATACCGTTGGCGGCGCCCCGAAATTGTTCAGCCGGTTCCGGTCGCTGCTGTCGAACTCTACGCCCCGGCAGCCGGGCAGTTATATTTAAAAGCAGGCGGATTTTGGAATCCAAACGTTCTTTGTCCATTTGCTGTCCTTTCCGGTCACCAAATTCCCAACCTTCATTTCTACGAAGAAGGCTTTCTCTGTCTCTTTGATAATGTCTTTTGTCTCAAAGGTTGTATTGATAACCCAATCTCCCTTGCATCTCTCTTCTACCACTTTATTCCAAAACCAGTCCTTAATTGTATACCCGTGACGAACTCTATGGGATACTTCCAGCTTGGCGCAGAACCAAGCATATCTGAGACATTCTCCAAAGCTTTCATTGTACCCTTCTCTGAATTTTCTCCAAGCCATTTTCATGATTTTGCTTAAATTGTATTTTTTCATTTTCGTTTCCGTCCTTTCCTTACCTTGTGACTATATTATAATCTAAAAAAAGATTAAAGTCAAGCGTTTTATAATCTTTTTTTAAATTATTTTTTTGTTGACTTTTGAATATAAGTAGATTACTATTTATATAGGAGGTGAGAAAAATGCTTGCGTATAAAATAGATGTGATTGACACTTTAAAAGAAAGCGGTTGGAATGCAACAAGGTTGTATAATGAAAGACCAATCAGTCAAGCGGCTTTGCAAAAAATCAGAAATGGCGAAATGGTAGGAATTAAAACGCTTGAAAAATTGTGCGAAATTCTGGATATGCAGCCGGGAAATATTATAAAATATGTAGAAGAAAATAATTCAAAAAAAGATTAAATTGGATATTGACAATAATCTATAAAAAGGTTATAATATAATCAAGTTAAGGGGGCAAGCCCAAAGGAGGAAAAACAGGGAGTACGAGCAGCTCCCGAGATGTTGCTGATAAGGAGGAGTAAAAATGAAACTTTCAGGAAGCGAAAAACAAATAAAATGGGCAGAAGATATCCTTCGCACGGCCACAGAGGATACAAAGGAGCTTGCGGAAGAATTAAAAAAAGATGAGGAACATATGAGTTTCAGAGATCCTGAAAAAGAACTCAAAAGACTGCAAGCTGCAGAGAACGCAGTTGAAAATTTCCTAGAATGCTTCTATGACGGAAAAAGCGCTTCCGAAATAATAGATCACAGAGGGTATTTTCGTGATCGATTTCCTGAAAAATTTATTTCCTGCATTAGATTAAGAAAAGACGGAAGCACATGGATTTTGAAATTCGTTGCCAAAGAGATGAAGGAGGAGAAATATTAATGAATAAAAAATTTAAAATCTGCGAGCAGGCAAAAAGTTACGCAGAGAAAGAAGGAGTAGATGTTAGCTTTGATACAATTAAAGAACTAGTTCCGGCGGAAACCTATCATACATGGACAGCGGCGGAACAGTTAGGAGAATATGATTTCGGCTTTGATTTGGAAAAGGTCGGGATAGAAGTGTATGAGAAGGGAGAAGATCTGAAAATTGAAATTTTCAGAAATGCATCATACACGGACAAACTTGAGCTGATAAAGCTCACGTTTACCATCACTGGATGGGAAATAGATATCGCTGACGGAGATCTCGACTTCACGTTTGACGTTAAAGAAATCCCAGGGACATGGATTTATGCAGAATGCGAATGTCCGGGATACTATAAATAGAGAATTTAGAGCGGAATCACCGCTCTTTTTTGTACTAACTACCATGCG